AATACCATTCATTAAAATCTTCAGGTATATTGGTATAGTTTAAAAGTTGAAATTCATCATTTGAAAAATAATTTCCATTATCATCTTTATTTAAATCTGGTGGGTTGTTTTTTATTTTTTCTATATCACCCATACCTAGTGCAGAATCTCTTAATCCTGTATCATTAGCAGTCGAGAACTCTCCATCCTCTCTAACTTGTAATCTAACAAATCTTTCTGTATTTGTGTTTTGAAATAATCCTAAAGTGTTTTGATGATAACCACCTTCAATATAATTTCCAAAAGTTTCTATATTACCATTACCATCATTATAAGTATCATCTTTATTTAATACAAAAGTTTCTAATCTGAATCCAAATGGATTTTCATCTCGTGTTGGATTTCCAAAATTGAACAATGTTCCGTTTGAAACTTTGTCTAAAAATCTTACCCACATTGTAATGGTAAAACCTGTTTGTAAATAAGTTGGATTGTTTGGGTCTAATCCTTCGATAAAATCTTGATTTGTATTACGGACAATGATTCCTTGATTTGGATTTCTGAATTGTAAATACCCACTTGATTGATTTTGATATATTGGTCTCTCATCCTCTAAACCAATGTCATCCTCCAATATATCAGTTAAATAAGGTAAAATAGTATTATAAATATCTTCAATGGTTTTTGTAGAATTTGTATCGTTGGTTGTTGATTTTAATCTATGAATAAACGAATCCTCTTCATCAATGTTTCCATCAGTATTTTCTTGTGCATAAACAATACTATTATTTTTACTATAATCAAGCGAACCAGTCCAAGTCCCATCTTGAGCTCTATCAACTCTACCATCAGTATCTAAATCAAATTCAGGTAAATTAGGTGGTAACAATGCTCCTAATTCTTGAAAAAATCTTGTAATTCTTGCTTGTCTAGTGTCACCAGTTGGTAGTAATTCAAATATATTTGTATCTAAATATTCTTCAGCTTTTTCAACATCTATACTAGCTTGTTGTTTTGATATTGAAATGAATTGACTTACATTAGAAAAAAATCCATCTTGTACAAGAAATTCTGTGATGTCAAGTGGTGATGGTAAACCACCACCTGATATTTCAATTGATATTGTATCATTAGCACCTGGATTAATTGATACTATTAAAGTGTTAAAATCTATTATTCCATTAGCATATTGTTGTAAAACAATTTCTGCATCACCATCATAAGCATTTAAATCATCTGCATTAGCTTTAATGTCTTTTTGGAATAATGCTAAAACACCACTTCCTTGGCCTGATTGTAATTGTCCATTACGAATAAATTTTTGATTATCTTCAACTATTGTTGTATTGACAAGTGGACTTTGAATTAATGCCTCGGCTACTCTATCCAATAAGCCCTCTAATTTATTAAGAGGTTGACCCTCAACAGTTTGTTCAAATTCAGGTGGTTGAAAATTTTCATTTTCTTCTGGTGTATAAGCCATAACTAATTCCTTTTAACTATAAATTCAAAATTATCATCAAATATCTGTTCTTGTCCATCATCATATTTTAATTTAAGTAATATTTTATAAACTCTATCTGGATAGAATCCATCTAAATATTGAATAAAATAATTTGAGTTTGAATCACAACTAAGTTTTGTATACACTACATCTTGATTGTCTTCAAATGGGACAATGAACTCATCAGTAGCAACATCTTTGATTGCATAAGAACCACTACCTTCAGTTATAAATGAACCCGTAACGGTTTGTACTGAATTAGTAAAAGTTTTTTGAATATATCTTTTTCTCGCACCAACTCTAAACTTAACCCGTTCACCAACCTTATAACTTTCTTTTAAACCTTTCATATATAAAAAGTTATCAGCTAAACCACTCATTGTCAATTCATTTAAAGAACCAGTGTTTGAACCTGTACAAGGTAAATGGTCATCCCAACGAACCTCTAATTGTGGTGAAAAAATTGTATGTGTGTTTCTTGAGAAGAATTTTAAATGTCCAAATGTTTCACTATCTGTTTCTTGACTACCACTAAATCTAACTAACATACCATAGTTTTCTTCTTGTCCTTGTAACCACATATTCACCATATTGGTTACTTCTACATTAACATCAGGTGATTGATTTGAAAAAGTTTGTGTGGATGAACTAACACTTAACACTGTTACACCAGGTGTGGCCCAAGGTACTGCAGTTCCTCCAATTGGATTACTACGATTATCAAAACTACATCCATTTGTATTTTTTGGGTCATCACCAAATTTACCTGTACCTTCAACCCAAGATTGTGAAATCGGTTGTATAGCTAATTTATATTCTTCAGTCATTTCAGCATTACCTTCGGCTTCAAATAACCTTAAATAATATTTTGCGTTAGATGATATAGTGCCATCTGATACTGATTTTGATAACTCAGTAAACTCCGTTCCACTAAAATTTACTAACGCTCTTGTCTGATGGTCAAATGAATTATTAAAAAATTCTTTTTTAACTTCAAGTATTTGGTCTCGTCCAAAATTTTGGTCTTTAAAAGATTCACCTGTAATTAAATTTGAACCACTTGAAATCCAAGTGTCTTGTGATGGAAAAATAAAATGATGCATTATCTAACTCTCCCTTGTATGTTTGTATTTGGATTCTTTAATTCAAAAACTGTTGGTGTGGATGTATTTGGTGGTAAAATAATTGTACCATCAGTTGAAAGTGCAGTTTGGAAATTATACTTGTAACCATAACCAGATGTTCCCTCTTCATTTTCACCTGTGACATCTCTAAATGCACCATCAACTATTCCATCACCATCTATATCAATTGTTGCCTCAGTATTTGAAAATGAATAACTGTAAGTGGCGTTTGCTAAATCAGCATCACTTATTTCACTATTATAATCATCTTTTTGTGTAATTGTGACATGTCCAATGGAACGAACACCTTCAACACCCATTAATTCAAATTCTAAATCACTTTTATAAATAGGTTGATTGAATTGCATTTTTTCAATTCTAAAATAATCTTTTATTTTTTGAATACAATCTAATTTTACTTTTTGTTTATCTGCATATTTTTCAGCTATTACGTCAAATATCACCCCAAAGTTTACAATGTATCCATCTTGAATTGTAACCACATCCGTCATTAATTTAAAATTTTCTAAATATTTTTTTATGTTAGTTTTTAATAAATCTGGTACATAATCTGTACTATTGAGTGAAATTCTATTTGGATTACCAATTAATTGTTTTTTATTATTATAACCAAGAATATATATGTCTATTGAACCTAATTCAAAATTTTGTACAGAAGCGACAAATTCAGTTAAACTTCCAATATCTTGAGATTGAGAATCTAATTCTATTAAAGCTTTAGCAATTTCATTTTCTGCTCCTGATACATCATTATCGTTTAAAAGACCGACAGCATTATTTAAATAAGTAATAGAATTAAAGTTATCATCTGCAATTCGACCATTTATGACAGGCAATTGTGTAATATCAGGTTGGTCAGATATTGTAGATGGTCTAGCTACATAAGTTTTTGCAATGTTTCCAAACTTAGCTGGTATGTTTAATACTCTCGCTTCATAATCTTCTTTCGTCACACATCTATTTTGTGTCGTGAAAAAAGCTCTCGCTTTTTGTTTTATCTCCTCAGTATCCTCTTCATCTTTACCACCACGAGCACCAATGTTGTTATTAACCGATGCGAGTGTAGCTCCACCATTTATTGATGGTACAATTGTACTTGGTAAAGTTGTTAAATCACCACTAACTACGTTTGAATTTATACCCCCACCAACACGATAAGTAATTGTTAATGTTGTGTTGTTTGGTGTTTCACCCAATGTTGAATACTCGTCACCTAACAATGGATTGATAGCATCGTTTAAATTATTAGCTTGTCCTGGTATTACAACACCAACTTGTTCCAAATCAATAAATCCTTCATCAATCACTTCACCATTTTTTAAAACACCATTACCAAATATTAATGAAGTTGTATTATCTAAATTTGTTTCTCTTGTAAATCTTTTTGTTGAAGTAATATAGGTTAGAGAATAAGGTACAGCTTCAACTGAAACATTACCTTGAAAGTCTATATAAGCTGAACTTCTATTTACATCATCTGTATAATGTGTTTCAATTGGAACTTTATCTTGAGCTAAAAAATCTACTTCATACCAATTATCTCCATTTGAATCTACACAAGAAATAATATCAACTACATTTGTATCAGGTAATGTAATGGTTTTAAACTTTTCAGGTTGTCCTATTTGAAATGTAATTGTTTTTTGTGTAGCACTTACTGCCTTTACAGTTCTTGATAATTTATATTTTGAAGCTAAACCACTATCATCTGTTACAGCAATAGTATTCGTATCATTTGAACCAGTAATTCTAAAATCAATTGGTTCTAAAGTTGAAAAAATTATATTTGAATCTGTTGAAGATACTATTTCTATTCCTTCATCAAATACACTCGCATTTGTGTAATCCACTTTTGTAACATTACCACTATCAGAATTTACGTCAGATGTAAAAGTTAAATCAACAAAAGCTGGAACAATTGGTTTTACTTTGTAACCAAACATCTTAGCCATTGTGATAATGTTTCTTCTCTCCTCAGCTAATGGTAATAACATCTCACGATATTGTTGGTCGATATAAAATGATAAAACATCACCAACATAGGCGTTCATTTCTAATAACATCATACCAGGTGATGTTTCATTGAAATCACGATATGTATTTGGAAAATATGATTTTGCATAATTCATTAAAGATTCTTTTAATGATGCAAAATCTTTATTTAAATAATTTACGTTTGATTCTTTAAAATTTTGTTTACCATATGTTGGCATATTTTATCTCCAATTAATATCCAGTTGTACTTGTTGCATCTGATTCTGATACACCTATATCACTAGTAAAATTAAGTGTAATTGAATCAAGGGTGTTTGGGTCTTGTTTTATATTAAATAATATTTTAACTTTGATTTCATTTGCTCTAATATCTGAATTAGTATCTTGACTTAAAACTTCAATATTCCTAACTTCAACAAAAGGTAACCAAAATTGTAATTTATCTAAAATTAAATCTTGTATATTTAATAAATTTTCTTCTGTGATATGTTCAAATAATATTTGTTTTAAATTAATACCAAGATTTGGTTGAAACAAACGCTCACCTTCATTTGTTTGTAATAAATTTCTTATATTGTTTTTTACAGCTTCAATGGTTGTTGAAGTTGTTGCAAAAAATCCATCTTTCCCATCACCTCTACGAATTGGTAAATCAATACCAATTTTGACATTAGTATCGTTATCTTCAATATAGGGTTTTCTTGATGTATCTTTAACTGCCATTATATTATATTCTCAATATCATCTCTAATTAATCTCACAGATGTAAAATCTCGTTGTCCAACTTCATCTTCAACATTGAAATCATCTTGTGAATTTGGGTCATCTCCAATGTAAACATAACCAGTGGATTCCAATCCACCATCTTGTTCATCTCCATCTTTTGATTGATTAATTGATGGTACAAACCCAGGATTTTGTAAAACGGTTCGTATTGCTTTTTCTAATTCACCTTCTAACTCATCAATTACACTACCTAATCCAAGTGGGTTTGCTAATTTTCGTAATGCTTTTAAAACAGGCTGAAATTGACCAAGTAATGTGTCAATAAAAATAGTTAGTGGTATATCTGGTATTTTAAATTTTTCTACAACAACAGGTGCTTTTATTTCTGTAATTGTAAAATTACATTCAGGATGTGTCAAAAAGTTTATTAAGGCTTCTTTAGTATATTCTGCATCTCTTTCAAGAAAAGAATTACGTGAAGTATTAACTGTTTTAATATCAACACCAGATTCTTTTAATGCAGCCAATTTACCATTAATTAAATTTTCTTTTAATCCTCTATCTGGACTTATTATTGGTTGTTTAACTTCCGCCATTATTATTTTCCATATTTTTGTTTTTGTTTTTGTTCAGCCTTATCTAAAACTTCTCTATAATTTTTATTTAAGAATTGACTCATAGGGTCACTTGATGGTACAACTTGTGGTTGTTGATTCATCATGTCACCATAATTTCTTCCAACAATTTCATTCATTCTATTAGATGTATATTCACCACCACCCATTGTTTTCCAATCACCATCTTGAGCTGTTTCATTCAATACATCATTTAAAATTTTATTAGATGTGAATTGACTATTTTGTGTTCGTTTCTTTGGTGTCATTGGTTTTTCAACCTTAACTGGTTTTTTCAATTCAGTTATTACCTCTTGAATCGCCATAGCTACTTCTTCTCTAACTATTTGTCTTATTGTTTTTTTCTTCTTCATAATTACCTCTTTTATTTATCTATAAAATGTTTACTACTTAAAAAATCATCAATTGTATCTACTATATTATTATATTGGGTGGCGGGAATTTGTAAAGGCCCTCCTACATTTGGTGTTGCAACAAGTAATGGTAAAATGTCTACAATTTTTTTTAATAATGTGACTAATTCATTACCTTTTACCATAGGTTCTTTTGCATCTTTACCTAATTTTGTTGTCGTTGAACTAATGATTAGTTGTTTATTAGTTGATATTGTCAAGTTTTCACCTGAACCAATATGTATATCTTTAAGTGACGATATAAATATATCATCACGTTTTGAATTTAAAGTTATTCTATCTGAATGTAATAAAATTTGATTCTCATTATTATTATTTCCATAACCATAAATTGTTGTTTGTATATCAGCATTATTATTTAAAAAACTTTGTACCGTACCAATTGGATTTGGATTTGGGTCAACAGTATCTGAAGCTAAGGTAAATCCAAGTACTGGTGTATCATCATCTGTTATGTGAAATGGAAAATGTTGAGCTAATGTTCCTTTTGAAGTTATTGTTATTAAACTACCATCACCTAATGTTTCAAAAACATTGTTATCATTTCTTTGATTAGAAATAAAAACATAAGGGTTATTACTTCTACTTCCAACACGAATGCTATTACCATGTCTACCTTCAATCATATAATCACCTGTGGTTTCATTTATTACATCACCTTCACCATAATCTAAATTAGGTAATCTTACTTTTTGTAATCTATTGTATTCAGCATCTTTATTAAATGCTAAACTTTCACCTCTTTCACCCCTCAAGGTATTTTGTAACATGTCTGAAGTTCCAATGGTTAATTCTTTTTTATAGTTTTTATCATCATTCCAAGTTGGACTATTATTTATAGTATTAAGTGGCCCTAAATAATAATTTATTTTACCAATTGTACATAATAAGACTGGGTCACCTTTGGTTGGTACATCCCCATGATTTCTTAATAAAGGAAAATACCTATTATCTTCACTATAATATTGCTGTCTTCTTTTTCCACTATTGCTTGGTATATGAGAAACTGCATAAATTGTATTAATGGTTTGTTCACCCTTATATCCATACGACTCTTGTGAATGAATTGCATCAACACAATAACCTGGTACAAATTGTAAATATACTGGTAAGGCATATTCCTTACCCATAAATCCTTTCACTTTTTGTCCTGAGAAATTTTGAAATGTTGAACCCATTTAACTCTCCGAATATCCTTTTGAAATAGTTTTATCTTTTATTGTTTCAAGTCGATGACTTTCTTTTTGTAAGTCATCAACAGTATCTTGAAGTGTTCCCATTAACTCAGCCTTTTCTTCATCACTTAATAACATTGATTCGTCTGATTCACCTTGTGATTTAGATATAATTCTTTGCAATACACCAGCGAGTTTTACCAAATGTTCATCATTACGAACAGCAGTGTCCATATATTCTTTTATGATAGGTGCAACCAATACCACATCATCTATTGTTGTAATGAATCCGTGTATTTCTGATATTAACAAATCGATTTGAGTTTTACGCTTCGTAGTGTTTTCGTAAATATCTTTTGTTAAATCTTGAAAGGTTTTTCCTTCAAATATTTCTT